ATATATGGGCAATAGATATGTGCTGGACAGCCTAATGGACAGGACAACCCACTCTGATTTTGTCAAGTGGATAGCGGTTAGGCGGCAGGACAGCGGCGATGATGAAGATGGTGATAACAATGGCGATTGATATTGAGCAGTTTATGCTGGATATTTATACACCGATGATAGATTACTCAGGTGCAGACCAATTGCTGTTAGCTAACCAGAAGGTGCCTGATGATCAACTTAAGGATGACAGGATAATCTATAACATGATAGTTTCAGGCAACACAGGTGGTCGGCATACTGTTATCAAGCAAGAAGAGGTGGTGCCGCATGAAGGAGATGAAGGCTTTGATTATGACATAGGTCGACATAATATCTTTTTCCCCGAAGCCACCCTATCTATTACAGGTTATAATAACACAACAATGGAGTTGGCCAAACTCAGAGACTGGTTTTACATTAAGGATCTGGCGGCTAAGTGGTTTAAGGAGCAGGAAACTGATTGTGTTGTCAGGCAGGTAATGGAAATTAATGACCGCACTGTTTATCTTGAATCGGATTATGAAAAAAGACACGGTTTTGATGTAATACTGGAGTTTAAAGACATTGTAACTGTGGCTTACAGGACTATTGAATATGTTGAAGTACACGGGCTTATCGACAAAACTATTGATATTTAAGGAGTGATTTTAGGTGAGTAGATTTATTGAAGTTAACATAACAGATGAAACCACCCCAGTTTCAAGGGAAGGTTTCGGTCTGGGATTAATACTTGACCCAAGCACTGACTATGATTATGCAGAGATTAGAAGCGGTGAAGATATACCAGAAGATGCATCTGAGCTGGCAGAAGATATGGCCAGACGCTATTTGGCGCAATCACCTAACCCAGGTGTTGTGGCAATGGCCGGCAAGGAAACTTTTGATGGCGACAACGCTGAAGCGGTTTTGAATGAAGGAGCAACGGATGGTGAAGTGCATATTGAAGTTGATGAGGACGGTGATGACGGCAATAACTATACCGCTGAGGTAGTTATAGACGGCACTGAAACCCCCCTATCGGTTGAACTAGATGACTATACGCTGACTGTTAATATAGCTACTGACAATGAAGGAAACGCCACCAGTACTGCTGCTGAAGTGGCCGATGAAATTAACTTGGAGCTGGGTGATACTTTCACCGCTGAAGCCAGCGGAGCTGGTACTGCTGTACTTGATACACCAGAAACTGTTGAATTTGAAGGCGGCGCCGATGGGTTCAGCGTGCCTGATGCCCTATCAGAGTTAGCTGATGAAGGCTATACTGACTGGTATGGTCTGCTGTTAGCTGACCGTGACCAGGCGGAGATAGAAGAAGCTGCCAGCTGGCTGACAAACGAACTTTTCATTACTCAGCCTGTAGAAGATAGCTGGGCTGCTTTAGATGGATATAACCTGCAGGGATACGGTCGAGTTGGCGCCTTCCCCAGCAAAGAAGAACAGGCACTTGATGCTGCTATTATGAGCAGGATGTTTGCCACTGACCCTGGCACTGCCACCTGGAAATGGAAGCAGCTTGAAGGAGTCACAACTTCCGGTTATCCCAGCGCTGATGTGACCAGCATGATTAATCCTAGCGAAGGTGAGCCGGCTATGAACCCGATGATCTGGGAGATGGGCGTTGATTATACCGCCGAAGGCAAGGCAGCAGACGGCACATATCTTGATATACAGCGTGCTATTGACTGGATGACTGCCAGACTCACAGAGAATATCTTTCAGCTTCTGGTAACTCAGGGCAAGGTAAGCTACACCAACGAAGGTATTGCCCAGGTTGTTGCCCGCATGAGAGAGATACTCCAACAGGCAGTATCCCGTGATGTCTTAATTGAATACAGCATAGACGCTCCCCGCAGAGAAGATGTGCCGACTAATGATGTTGCTAACCGGATACTTCCCGATGTTAATTTTGAAGGTATCGTATCTGGAGCTATCCACGAAGTCGAAGTACACGGTGTTCTCAGGGTATAACAGAAATAATTTTAATAGAGAGGTGTAAAAATAATGGCACAACAGTATGATCCCACTGAAGTTAATGTACTGGTTAACGGTGAAGTTGTTACAGGATTTGCTGAAGACAGCATGGTTACAGCAGAACCGATCGAAGATAAGATTGAGCTGCATAAAGGCACGCAGGGTGAAGGTACTTTTGTAATTAATGCCAACGATGGCGGAGAAATTAATATTACTCTAGCACACAATTCTCCTTCACTGGATACACTAAAAAGCCTGTATGATGGCGATGAAATCTTTGCTATTGATATTCAGGATAATAACGAAGATTTCAACGAGTCAGCAGGTGGCAGCGAAGCCATGGTATCTAACATAGGTTCTATGGAGCGTGGCGGTGGCGTGTCTGATAGAGAAGTAACCATATTGGTTAATGAATACGAGAATGTTTAATCTGAGGTGATTAAATAGATGAGTAAAGAAAAAAAGCAGATAGTTATAGGCTCCGGGGATAATAAGAAGGAGTTTGTTCTCCAGCATCCTGGCATTAAGTGGTGCCTTGATCATGATTATAACTCACGAGACAGGAATGGCAATATTAAAACTGCCGACTTTATTCAGGGAATATTGGACAATGTTGTTATTGACCCGAAAGGCTTCAAGGTTGATGATTTTGATAATATGCAGGAAATAACTGAATTTCAGGAAGCGGTACAGAACTTTCTTTAGCCCCGATAAATTTAAAGAAGATGCAGAAGGCAATATAAGACCTAATCATACAGCTTACCGCCGCATGATCAAGGGCAAGAAGAAGATGTACTGGCAATTAGTGATGATGAGCAATATTGAGAAAACTGCGATAGATGCAATGGATACCGAAGAATTTTACGAAGCCTATGCGGCTTTACAGGAAATAAACAAAGACATGAAACCGAAAAAAGGAGGGCCCTGATATGGATGGTTTGGTAAGAAAAATGGGAATAGGGGTCGGATGGGATGTTGATGATTCCGGCCTAGTTGAAGCCAATCAGGCTACTGACGGTCTTGTTGATACAACTGAAGATGCCGAATCAGCCGTTGACGGGCTTTCCTCTGCCGGCCAGGATGCAGGTAGCAAATTAAGCAGATCTTTTGATGGATTTAAAGACAGCATAGGAAGAGGGCTTGGCGCCCTAGAAGATATGAAGTTTAAACTGGGTGCTGTGGCTGCTGCCGGCTCTGCTGCTATTTTTAAAATGGTAGGCATGGCCGGTGATATGGAAGAGAGATTAAACACCCTTAACAGGGAGTTTGGTGCATCTGCTAGGCAGGTGGAAGATTTTGCCCGCAGATACTCCAGAGCAACCGAGCTTACTGAAAACCAGCTGATTGACTGGTCTGCAACTTTAGGTATTAATTTTAGGATGCTGGATTTAACTGCTGACCAAACAGCTGATCTTACACAGGAAATGATAGAACTTACCCATAATTATGCTCATTTTATGGATATGGAGCCAGAAGCAGCCTTCTCAAGTATTCACCAAGCCATTAGGGGCGGGCGCTTTCCCAGGGCCTTAAGAGACCTCACCGGCCAGGTAAGGCAGACAGACATTGAGCAGAGAGCTTTATCTGAGGGTTTAATTCAGCAGGGTGAGGAAATGGATTCTCAAGCTGAAAGGATAGCAACCTTATCTTTACTGCAGGAAGAGCTTGCCTTAACACAGGGTGCAGCAACAGCTGGGCAGTTAGAGTGGAATACCAGAATGGCTAATTTTAGGGGTGTATTAGGTGACATATCCCGTGATTTGGGCCATATGTTTTTGCCCAGCATAGGTCGTGCTTTAGCCGGCGTGACAGAATTTCTTTATGAGCTAAGGGAAAGTAGATTATTAAGGCTGGCAGGTGGGTTTTTGGGTTTAACAACAGCTGTTGCAGGACTTGCAGCTGGAATAGGTTTTGCCACATTCTTATTTGGAAAACTTAAAGCAGCAGCAGCGGCAGCCGGCACAACAGTGCTGGGTTTAATAGCACCTTTTCTGCTTAAGGGTCTGCTTGTTGCCGGTCTGGTTTTAGCTATTGAAGATTTATGGGTTGCTCTGCAAGGCGGAGACTCGGTTATCGGCAACTTAATTGGCTGGCTGGGTGATACATTAGGTATAACTGAAGAGCTTAAAGAAGGCTGGCAGGGTTTCACCGATGGTATGTCGGAAATTTGGAGCAGCATTAGAAGGATAGGCAGCGGTATTGCTTCAGTCTTTATAGGCTTAGGGCAGATAATATGGGGCTTTTTAACCTTCGATACTGACATGATGCTGGAAGGTTTTAGCAACCTCTGGGAAGGTATCAAGGATATATTCTGGGGCATACCGGAACTATTCTGGAATATAGGCGGCAATCTAAACGATGCCCTGCAGTGGCTGTTCTGGACAGCTTTAACAGGACTTTGGAGCTTAGTGACAAGATTGGGAGCAAATATTTGGGATAGCGCCACCTGGTTAGTCGAACAGGTTTGGGATGGAATAAGAAGCAAAATAGCCGAATGGACAGGAATTGAGTTGCCGGAGATTAAGCTGCCGAGATGGGCCGATGTTAGAAAATTTGTCAGCGAAAAGTGGAATGAATTTACCGACTGGTTTCACGGCCTTAAAGAGCAGTACTGGCCGGAAATAAGAATACCCACCTGGAGCGACATCACTGCCTTTGCCCAAAGACAGTGGAGCAGGTTCACCGATTGGCTGGGAAGTTTGAAAGATCGCTACTGGCCCAGTATTAATATCCCTTCCTGGGATGACATAACGGCTTTAGCACAAGAGGAATGGCAGCAGTTCACCGGCTGGTTTGGCAGTTTAGTTGATAGATACTGGCCAGATATTAATTTACCGACAATTAGTGATATTAGGGCAGCAGTGAGTGGGATGTGGGACAGGTTTACTGGTTGGTTTGGTGGGTTAGTAGATAGATATTGGCCCAGCATAGAACTGCCCGAATGGGATGATATAACCCAAGCTGCTCAAAATGTTTGGGATAGTTTTATAGGCTGGTTTGCTGACCTTAAAGATAGAATGTGGCCCAACATTAGCCTGCCCAGTATAGGAGATATTAGGGAAACTGCCAGTGAGAAATGGTCAAGGTTTACTGGCTGGTTCGGTGAGCTTAAGGATAGAGCATGGCCGGACATATCTTTGCCGACAATAACTGACATTAAGGAAGCTGTGAGTAAGAGATGGAATGAACTGACAACCTGGCTGGGTAATCTAAAGCCAGTGCAGGTTTTGCGTGATGCCTTCGCGGGCTTCACCGAGTGGCGCCCAGAACTGCCAGAGATAAGTTTTAGCCTGACAGATATAGTGCAGACTGTTGCTGACTTTAAACCTGTTAAATGGCTGAGAGAGCGGTTTGAAGGCTTTAAAGAGTGGAGACCGGCTTTACCTTCAATACAGTTTTCTTTATCTGACATTGTTAATGCCATAGCAGATTTTGCCCCTGTAAAGTGGCTGAGAGATAGGTTTGAAGGGTTCAGCGACTGGCTGCCTAGTATGCCGAATATTAATATTACATTATCAGATATAGTCAACACTATTGCCGATTTTGGGCCGGTGGCCTGGCTAAGAGAAAGGTTTGCAGGGTTCAGAGACTGGAAGCCTTCATTGCCCAGCATAGAGTTTAGTTTAAGTGATATAGTTGATGCTATTATAGACTGGTCTCCCAGAGATTGGCTGTCAATAGCCTTCGCTGGCTTCTCTGCCTGGATACCGGAGAAACCTGACATAGATATTAGACTATCTAATTTAGTTGATGCAATTAATGACTGGTGGCCGATCAGGTGGCTTAGAGATGCTTTTGCTGGCTTTGCTGAATGGAGACCCAGCTTACCAGAAATAGAATTCAGCTTGGACGGTATAGTAGATGCTGTGTTAGATTTCAAGCCGGTAGAATGGCTAAGAGAGGGCTTTAAAGGTTTTGCCGAATGGACGCCCAGCTTTCCCGATATAACCGGCATGATTGGCGACTGGTGGGATGGGGTTAGAGACTGGGTTGATGATAACCTATCCTTTGGCGGTTTAATTGAAGGCGCTGTTGATGTAGCCGGAGGTATTAGCGATACAGTTGGCGGCTGGTTTGGTGGAGATGATGACCCCGATGAAGGTGAAGTAGCAGTAGCCGGCGGCAAACACATTGAACATAAGGGAGATAGAATAACAGATAACAGAACATTTAATATGACTTTTAATATTGAGGAACGGGATGATGCCGAAGAAGTGGCCCGAAAAGTAAAGTCTGAACTTAAGCGTTTCTTAAAGCAGGAAGCAGCAGAGGCAGGTGCTAACTAATGGGTTGGACATATATCGCTGATGTTTTGGTTGATGCTGCTATAACTGAAAACCCCTCATTTACGAATATGATAACAGAACACCCTATAGAAGACGGGTCTGTTATCTGCGATCATGTCGGAAATGAGCCGACTATATTATCTTTTGAGATAACCGTAACCGGCCAGGAAGGCATGCCGGCAGATGATAAAAGGGAACGGCTGCACCAATTAACGCAGGACAAAGAGGTTATTGATGTGACCGGGGCGTTGTTCAATTACAGCATGATGGTAATTGAAGAGTTTGCCCCACACAAAGATAGCGAAATTAAAAATGGTTTTACTGCTGATATTACACTTAAACAAATAAGGGTTGTTGAGTTAGAAACCGTTGACCTAGTATTAGGGCCTGACCCCGTTACGGGCAACCAGCCCCAGGCCGGTGATGATGATATGGAGGTTAGGGGGCTTGGAGAAGAAAACACAGATGAGGATACCCTATCAAGTTTTGGCTATGAAATGCTTATTGCGCCGTTTGTAGAGGATGATGACTAATGAAATTATATTATCTGCCAATTGCTAGAGAGAATATAGAGTACCGGCCCGATGTTGTGGCTATAACTGTTGGAGAGCAAATGTTAATATTCCGCACATCCTATAACCCCGTTGCTGATGCTTTTTTTGTTGACATTCTGACCAGAGATAATGAACCTATCCTGCAGGGGCGGCGCTTAGTTTATGGCGGTAATTTGCTAGGCAATATTCACGATGAAAGGATACCCGACTTCTCAATAGTGCCATTTGACCCTTCCGGCAGCGCTGACAGTGAAGGTATAACCTGGGATAACTTTATGCGTGATGTCAAGCCCTATGTGCCGAGTGTTGTTGTGGGTGATAACTAATGGCTTTTATGCGGGAAGTTGAGTTTGAGACAGGCGGCAAAGTTTTTAAATATCCCGATTTATACATGGAGTTTGAAATAAATTTCAAGGATGACAGCGAAGGCAATGTGGGTTTTATATCTATCTATAACCTATCAAGAAAATCAATAGACAGAATAGAGAAGGTGGCGCCGGCCACATTAAGGGCAGGATATGAAGGTGATGTGGGAACATTATTGCCAGCTGTAATAGAGGATGTGCATACCCGTTATGATAGGGTTGATAAGGAAACAGAGATAATTTTAGGCGATCATACTAAGCCCTGGCTTAATCATAGTATTAACCAAACATGGAGGCCAGGGATAACAGCCCAGCGGGTAGCAGATGATATTATCGGACAGCTACCCTTTGATAGCCCAGGCATAGAAACTAGCGATGATATTACCTATACAAAAGGCAAGACTTTCTCAACAACCAGCAAATTTGCTCTTGAAGAGTTGGCCCGTGATATTGACGCCAAACTTCATGTTGGCAGGGGAACAATATACTTCAGAGATAAACCCGACATTACTTCTCCTTCTGTTTTTTTGAGCAAAGACACCGGCCTTATTTCCACTCCAGAGCGGGGAACAAAGGACGAGGATACTATCTGGGATGTTAAGTGTCTCCTTAACTACCGCATCTGGGCAGACAGTGTTGTGCAGATAGAAAGCAAATCTATTAGCGGCCTATATAGAGTTGTTGATGGTCAGCATATATTATCAGGTAATGATTATATGACCGAGATGGAGGTAGTAGAGTATGGAGCTTAATCAGATTATCCGCCAGATAGCCGATGATAAGATCAGCGAAATACACACCTGCCTTCCGGCCCGCATTGATGAGTACGATCCTGAAAAGATGCGGGCTAAAGTTATATTGCTGGCTCAGCAGGAACTTGACGGCACCATGCAGGAAGTACCACCAATTGTGGAGGCCCCTGTTTCGTTTCTGAAAGCGGGGCCTTTCATTATCCGGCCACCCTATGAGGAAGATGACCCCTGCCTGGTTGTGTTCAGCGAAAAAGCTCATGACCGACTATTGATTAATGAAGAATCAGCTGACCCGGAACATAAAAGGATGCACTCTTTTGATGATGCTATAGTTATAGGTGGCCTGCAGTTAGAGAGTGATGATGATTTAAACCCGGATTACACCGAAGATTTGCTGATAGAAAACACTGAGTTAGATACCAGAATAGTGCTTATGAACAAGGAAAGCAAGGCTTTTGTTGAGGCCAATGAAGTGCATCTGGGCGCTGAAAACGCTACATATTCTGTAATATTAGGTGAGCTTTTTCAGCAGCTATACAATGTCCACACTCACCCCGGTGTGCTGGGCGCTACAGGGCCGCCAGTTAACACTATGACTGAAACAGAGTTATCAAATACATCTTACACTGAAAGCTAGGGGCTGGTAGAGTGAGCCAACCTAATTATGTTATTGATGATATTAGAATCAAATACGAAGCCACCGATTTGCGTGGTGTCGAATATCATGAAGGCACGCTAGAGTATCATGTTGTAGGCCTGGAGGTATCACCTTCTACTATCACATATTCTGACCTGGAAGAAGAGGGAGACAGCGTGTCGTTGTCAGTCACCAAAACAGATATTGGCTGGTACGAAATTGATGAATTATGGCCTAATGATTAGGCGGTGGTATTATGAAGTCATTTAAATTAAATAAAGTTGATAATGATCTGGAGTTTGACAGCATTAAAAACCTGCGGATGGTGGATGATATTGATGAAGTTAAGCAGAGGCTGAGGCTGACGCTTACCACTAATACCGAAGAATGGTTTTTAAATCTAAAGTTTGGTTATCCCTGGTTTCCTCTGCTGCCGGATAACGCTCCACCGGAGCGGTTTAAAAGGGAAGTTGTTAAAATTTTGGACAACGATCCAGCTGTGGTAGAAATTCTTGATATAGATGTAGATTTTGACAGAAGGCAGAGAGAATTAAGGATAGATTATACCTGCCGGACAGATGAAGAGAAGTTTTCTGAGAGAGTGGTGATATAATGGCCGGCCTTACAGAACAGGGATTTAAGCGAAAAACGAGAGAAGAGATTCTCGATGATATGAAAGCATCAGCAAGGAACCTTTTTGGTAGCAATATTAACCTTGCTGAAAATTCACCAATTGGTCTTTTTATCAGGTTGATATCTTATGCTTTGGCTTTAGTTTGGTACACAATGGAAAAGGTGTATAATAGTAAGTTTGTTGATACTGCTACCGGCCAATCATTAGACTATACAGCAAAATATGTTGGTGTAACCAGGAGAGACCCGGTGAAAGCGACAGGAACAGTAATAGTCAAGGGAACAGAGGGTGTTGATATACCGGAAGGGTTTATTTTTGAAACGGCTGTGGAGCCTGTTATCCAGTTTCAGACAACTGAAGATGCTACAATTAATAGTTTTGGGCAGGTAGAGATAGAAATAGAGGCTGTTGAGCCGGGCGAGGACGGTAATGTCGCCAGTAATACCATAACAGAAATAGCAAGCCCCAGCTCAGGTGTCAGCAGCGTAACCAACCCCGACCGAACAGAAGGCGGGCTGGAAAGAGAGACAGACCAGGAATTAAGAGAGCGATATTATGAATCGGTTGCCATAGGTGGCGCCGCCACTATAGAAAGTATTAGAGCGGCTTTGCTGGAACTTCCCGGGGTTTTAGGCGCTGAGGTAGAACATAACACTACTATGCATGAGGTTGATGGTATGCCACCCAAGTCCTTAGAGGCTTTTGTTTTTGGTGGCGAAGAGGAAGATATAGTTGATACCATATTTGCGACAAAAGCTGCAGGGATAGAGCCGCATGGTGATGAATCAGCGACTGTAACAGATAGCATGGGCAATGAACACACAATTAAATATACAAGACCGGAGGAAAAAACCATTTATGTTGAAGCCACACTATCAACTGATGCTAATTTTCCCATTGATGGTAAGGATAAGGTGCAAAGCGAAATAATTAAATATATCGGCGGCGTAGATGAAGATGAAACAGAATACTTAGGATTGCCGTTGGGCGAAGATGTAATATTCACTCGGATTATAGCGGCCATTCATAACATTGATGGCATAACCGATGTTGACCTTTATATTGGATTAAGCGAAAGCCCCACCGGCCAGGAAAATATAACAATTGAATCTAAAGAGGTTGCCGCAACTTCACCAGAAGAAATTGTGGTGAATTAATATGCTGAAAAACCTGCTGAAAAGATTACCACACAACTATAACAAAAACACTGATAGCAATGTGGGTAAACTGCTTAATATATTTACTAATGAGCTGACAGAAATAAGAGACACTGTTGATAAGGTGAGCCTATGGCATGATATCGATAAAGCTAAAGGTGAAACGCTGGATAGAATAGGTAATAATGTTGGCCAGCCCCGGCGGGGGCTTGGTGATGATATATACCGTATCATGATTAAGACCCGTATTGTCGCTAACCTTTCTGGCGGTGAGATGTACCGAATTAATGAAGTCATGCAGGTTATTCTGGGTGAATATTATCAGGGTACAATTGAACTTTGGGATAAGCCAGAATATGACAATCAGCCCGCTGCTATTATCATTCAATCCAGTAATGCACCAGCGTTTTTAGATGAAGAGGAAAATATTATCAGAGAAGATGTGCAGGAAGTAGCAAAAAGGGTTGTAGCGGCCGGCATAGGCGTTGACTGGATTATACCCCGACTGGTTATATCCCCCAAAATACAGGCCATAAACTCTGTCTTGCAGGAAGTTAGCCAAAAAGTTATCACCGACAACGAGCCTGTTAACAGCGTGCCGCAGGAAATAACTGTGGCATTTAGTCAGCCTAAAATACATAGGCTGGAAGGGCATCATCTGCTCAATGGTGAGACTTATCTTGATGCAGAGAGGCAATTTATTGTTAATAAAGTTGAAATCAAGGAGGTTAGCTAAATATGGCCGACCCTAAAGATAAGAATAAGGTTGATATTATTAACAATGTCAAGATAACTGTAACAAAGAAGGAGGATAAAGATGCCAACAACCTACACGACCAACACGATAACAAGTAGAGACAAGTTTGCCGCAGCCGAAATGAGCGACATGACTACTCTACCATATATTAACGAAGTTGCTTTTGGCAATGATGGTGTTGACGAAAATAATGACCCTGTAGAACCAGACCCTACTGCTATAACAGTGCCAGGAGAGTTTATCAAGAAAAGTTATGAAAATGTAACTAAAGTTGAAGATATGGTATATCGTATAACTTTTGAATTGGATTATGGAGAAGGGATAGGAGAAGATGTATCATCCTGCGGCATTTATGATAGCGATGGTGACCTTATGGCAATTAAGAATTTTGAGCCTATCCCGAAAACAGATGAAAACAGAATAACCATAGAATGGGATAGACAGTTTTAGGAGGTGGATTTAATTGGCTGATAATCACGATATTAAAGACCCCAGAGAATTTACTCTGGAACTTTTAAAATATAACTCAGAAGAACCAGTAAGATATGATACTTTCAATGACAGGGAAAATGTGCTTATTAATAACGACGCCTGGCTGAAAGCAGCTTTAGATGATAAAGCCGATGACCCCCACGGCAATGAGGCGCATACTGAAGATTACATAACAGCCTATATTAACTACTATTTAGATGATGCTTCCTTCAGCGATGAAACTCTAACCCTCACGATGAATGGCATCAGTAACCATCTGGTTAATTTGACTCACGATAACAATGCCCACGACCCCAATTTTGCCCCCCATGACATTAGGGAACACGGTACAGAGCCTTTAGTTTTAGAACGCAGAACAAATGACCCATCTAGCCCTGAAGAAGGTAGGATATGGTTAAGGACTGATTTATAATGAGCAAAACACATGCTACAGATTGGAAGCATGTCTCAGATGGTGATACCACAAGTCTAGACTTGACAGAGTTTGAGGATATAAGAAATGCCAGAATAAGGTGGCGGGGGGTTGATGTAACGAAAGTAGTTGATTCAGGTATTGAGTGGAACACTAAGTATGCCAGTGAAAGGTTTTCAGGAGGCAGTATTGGCCAAGGCACCTGGGGGTTTCCTTCTATACCAGCAGGTGCCAGATTGGATTATGTTGATTTTTTGGTTAGTGCAAGAACC